GTGAGGAAAGCCGCCACCAGTCCATAGCGGTTACTGGTGTCAATCGTCATTATCGGTTCATCGACCGATTGCCCTCTCACCTCTGACTTAGAAGTTTGGGAATGATACTGAATCAAAAGAGGACTAATATAACAATGTTCATTCTTCGTAACCACTGTACTCATTGGATCTTCAAGGGATCTATTCCTATCTGCGCAAAATCCTGTTTGTCCCAGCTGCATGATATATGGAGAACATAAATAATGCTTGTTTCCACTGGCAACAATCGTGCTAACCGGATCTTCTGCACTGTTTATCCGTGGGAGCTGCCCTTCCCGTTCCCCGTATCCTATTGGGACAATATAAGGCGTTACAGTTCCAAATCCATGTTTCTGTGTTATGGTGGGCATAGGCTCATGAATATTCTGACCTCGGAAGTGATCGCCCCCATGGTTGACTTGGACTATAAATGGTTCTGGACAGTTAAATAAAAACTTATCAAGTCCTCTGGCAATCCGGTTCATTGTCTTGTCTGCCAGTGGCTTTTTTCTACCAAAGATAGATTTTCCTAAATCTGTCAAATCCAGATACTTCCAGATAGGTTCCCATTTTTTAAATCCATCATTTCCGTTTTTATTATGAGTTGGTTCCGGCCAAACAATCGGTTTCCCATCTCTCCGGAAGATTGCATACCATCTTTTTCTTGTGGTAGGAGCTCCATAATCAGCTGCTACCAGTTCCCGGCTATCAAACACATAACCAAGCGATTTCATTGCTCTTACAAACTTCTGGTAGTCTTCTCCTTTGCGTTCCTTTATGGGATACCCCTCTTTATCCAACGGTCCCCACTGCTGGATCTCTTCAACATTCTCCATTAAAATAACATCGGGCAAAATAGTTTTCGCATGTTTATATACTGCCCAGGGAAGAATTCTTAGCCCTTTCTCTCGTGGCTTTCCACCCTTTGCTTTACTATGGCTGGTACAATCAGGACTGGCCCACATCAAAGCTACGTGGCGACCTTTTACATACTTCTGCAGGTCAACCTTGAAGATATCCTCTGTCAGATGCAGTGTGTCTGGGTGATTCGTTTTATGCATCCGGATAGCCTGAGGATTGTGGTTAATTGCAATGTCTACATGTCGTCCTAATGCCATCTCAATTCCAACACTCGCCCCTCCTCCACCGGCAAAGCAATCAATAATTAAGTCTCTCATCTTTCAAAAAGGTTCCGTGTACACTCTCCCGGCCGGGGAACGGCTCCTTTCATTATTTTTGTTTTCCCGCTCTCCAAATCCGTTCAAGTTCTTCCAGTGTTACATGGATCAGGAGATTACTTATAAAACTACAATTGTCATATTGCTTGGACATGGCCCTGATCATATCAACAAGGCCATTCCAGTATTCATCTGAATCATTTGGTTAGATGTACTGTTTGAAAAGTTTCCAGGCTCCGGTAAGACATTCTTCGTACTGCTTGTCCTGAAGAGGAACGCCGCCGGATTTAATTCTTTTTATTTCCTGCCAGACAACCAGACAAAACACCCGGTTCATGACAGGATTCTCATGCTTTTTTATCATCTGTGCCACATGCTCCGGTTCAACCATGTGACGATTTTTCATAAGTTTCCAAGCGTCCGTATAAGTGGACCAGTATTTTCTAAGCAGATTTTCTTCCATCATTTATACCGCCTTGAATGGAATGCAATACCGTGCTTTAATCTTTGCCTTATCATCTATGTAAACATCAGCAAATATCTTCCTTGAATCATTTCCATAGAACTCCAACATTTCAGATAAATTCTCATTCACAGCGTCAAATTCCAGACCATGAGACCTGCACCATGAAACAGCCGCTTCCAGACGCTTCTCACACCGACATGTCCAGAGGATTATTTTATTACCCTCTCTCCGCCTTCTTATCAAATGATTAATCAGTACAGTATTTGGGCTACCAATTCCAGGCCAAACACTTTCGCATAAAGTCCCATCAAAATCTACGGCATAAATCGTATACTTTCTACCTTTGTTCATATTCCACCGCCTTTACGCTTTGTTCACAGAGGAAACAAGTATCATCACCAAATCTCCCATCATAATGCTTACAGGTCCCGCAGTTCTTCCCGGTCCATCGCATTACAATCTTTCGTAAAAGCATATGTAAGTTATATTTCATAGCCAATGTACCTTCGTTATTCACAGAAAACCGGAATGAAAAACGCCCATAAGCAATTAGGGTTCTTCGTAATAAAAATTCCTACGGAGATTGCGACACCTACGCTTACCCATTTAACCCAATTCTTCAAATTTTATTCTCCCTTCTTTTTGTGCTAAAAGGTGCTGCTTGGAGAGCTACCGCTAATCTTGCTATTAATTCTTTGGTCTGCCTACGCTCATTTTCATCCATATGCAGGTAATGCTTAATCCTGCGTTCTGGGCGACCAGCACCCCAAGGTCCTTGTCCTATCATAGCCCTGGCCTTGTCCAGATTCTCTGTTAAATACATCTGATATACCCGTCCGCGAATGGCTTTTGTTGACTTACCAAGAACTGCCGCCATCATCTCGTACTTCTTTCCTGCTACAATCATCTCACCAAGTAATTTGAATTCGCCGTCTGTCCATCTGACTGTATTATCCGCTTTTACAGGGCGATCCTTAATCTTAAGATCTATTAGTCGGCGTTGTATTGCTCCTTCAGTGCGCCCCATCAGATTTGATAATTCCAGAACTCCGTATTGCTGCTTCTTAACCAGTCTGATTAATTTATTATCCTCTGAGGTAGACCATGGTATATTTTTAATCCGTCTCCGGTTTTCACAATCATGTCTGCGTTTCCCTTGTACCCACGCAGGTTCTTCCCCCAACGTCAAAGGCTCGAATCGAGAGAAATCAAGAAACGTCTGATTCTTTTCCGCCCACACCCAGAACTCATTTAAAAATACTATTTTGAACGATTTGCTTCTGATCAGTTTAGTATGTATAGGAAAGTCTCTGTTCTTTACCCACGAAATCATTTTGTATCCACTACCTGATAAGCCCATTCCAAGTGCAATCTGGAGCTGGTTCCAAGTAATATAATCCCCAGCGTCAAGAAAGGCTCCTAAACCCATTCTCTGACTCCGCACAACAATAGCATTCTCTGATCGGTTTAAATTCTTTGCAATACCCTTAATTGATATGGTCCCCCATTTTTCCTCCAAGTAGGATTCTTCCGCAGGAGCCCAGCTTCTACCTGTCCCCAATTAAATCACCTCCGGCTCGATCTTCTCTTTTCTCCAACGCTTAGCAGTTGGCTGCTAAATTTCAGTTTTCTGGATTTACTACAACAAAAAAACTACCAGCTTAATACTGATAGTTAGTAATTTTTTAATAATACACATATAAATTTAATTTTATAAAGTAAACCAGTAATATGGTCTCTTTTTGAACAACTGAAATCCACATTTTTCAGCGACTGCTCTAGATTTAATATTGGATTCAACGCAATCCCATTGTACTATCCACCCATTACTAATACAAGCATCTACAAAATAAGAAGTCAGCGTTGTAGCAATCCCTTTTCCTCTATGTTCTTTTAACACTTCAATATCAACATCAATAATATTTAAAAATCTTGCAGAACCAAATATAATGCCAACAATTTCCTTTCCTTGTATTGCTACAAAACACTTACTATATCTAAAAAAATCTTCTTGGCAATACCATGAGTTATTCAAGCGTTCAAGCAACATATCAGCATTTATATATATATCTATCATTTTCATAAAACTTCTATTTACTTCTAAAAATGTATAAGATGGCATAACAGCATTATCTACGCACTTATCTGCTTTCCGATATGAATATTCTTCCTCTGAATATAGTTCTTTATCAGAAAAAATATCCAGTATCTTTGCACATAACGCATTGTCCTCTGATGAAAATTCAAATTCACATATATTCTTTTCCTTAAGTGAAGAAAAAATTCTTTCAAAAAATACTCTTGCTTGTTTCGTTTTCTCAAATGGAATCCTACCAACCACGCCACAACCACCGACACAATAAGAGTATGCTACGTCTAAGATCAGGAAATCTTCATTTAAAGACCAATGCTCACCTTTACATATACCAGTCAAAATGCCATACATACTAGGATTTCTATCATCATTTAAAAAATCAATCATGTCATTCATTTCACATTCTCCTATATAAATTCCGTATCTAACTTATATAATACAGAAATTTCTACCAACTATCAATATTAAGTTATCAAAGTACAGTAATCCGTCAAATTCGGGTTTACTTGATAAACACCAACCACCTTGTTTTCCCTCTCTGATCCCCCAAGAGTGGCTTTCTATCAAAAATTTCCAACACCTTGACCAACGGTATTTGATCTTCATTCCATTTAAAGACTAATAGTCCATCCGGTTCTAATACCCTTATGCATTCGTTAAATCCTGCTTTTAAATATTCTGGCCAATCCTTTGGAAGTATCCCGTACTTCAACCCTAACCATGAGCCGGTGCCTGCATGTTCCAAGTGAGGAGGATCAAATACCACTACCTTAAAAGAATTATCCTTGTATGGCATATTTCTAAAATCCATTTGAACATCTGGCTTTATTAAAAGTTTCCGACCATCGCACAGAGTTGTTTCAAGTTCTCGGTTATCCGCATATATCACATCAGGATCATTCCGATCAAAATAAAACATTCGGCTGCCACAACATGCATCTAATATTTTCTTCAAGCCTTCATCTCCTCAAAAACAGGTTAAGAGTTACCAATCTTCTTCCCACAATTAATGCAGAATTTCAAATCATACTCTGATAAAAGTTCCGAATTGAATTCATATCCACAATCCGGGCACTTACCGAATGCTCCGTCATTTACTGGCTGCGCCTGAATCTGTTTTTCTAATGCCTTCACCCCCATTTCAAGGGCCATTTTCTCACTAAATGCAAATCCAGGCCTCTTTACAGACAAGCCGAATCTCATGTTTGCAAGGGTTCTTTCTGCTAAATATTCTGTCATGTTTCTCCTATCCTTTCTGTTTTATTATGGTTCAGTTTAAAATTCAGCTATGACATTTCCGCTATTATCCAAATAGATCAATTCGTAATGCGGGTGACAATTCTCTTTGTGGCAGGTCCCATCAAAACAAATATCCAGATTCATACTGTCATTGGATCCTACAATGGTCCCTTTAATCTCTCCCCTGCTTCTGGATTTTAAAATCACCTTCATTCCCATAAAGGCGAATGGGATATCACGGCATTTTTTCATTCTCTCGAACTGTTCAATATCACCAAACAAATCGCATGGTCTAAATTTATGGATCAGCTTTATGCTTTTTACAAATCGCAAAAACTCAGCAAACCCATCAAACAAGTCCCCCATTTCTAAATAGGAATCATACTTAGCCTTTCCCGATGTTTCACCGTAAGCAGTTACCGGTCTATCATATCCTGTTAAAGTAATCAAATATGTATTCATGTTTTCCTTTCTGCCTAAGCAGGTTATGTATCACCCTTTAAACGGCTCTGCAACTTCACGCCATGCCAATACCTGATAATAGGGAACTTCCTGAAACCATTGACTTTTCCATTTCCCAGAAACATAAACCATTCTTATATTCTGAACAACTCCGGGGGCAACCCCTTTAAAGCCTGGTATGGTTCTTACTGTTACTTCATACTCTCCGTCATATTTAGGCAGTCTTTCCTTAGTCGGTATCCACCTTAAAGATTCAAGCACATCATCGAGTAGCCAAACCGTTCTTAGCAATTCATCTTTAGTCATAGCCGCACGTTCCTCCCGTGTTGGCTTTGGTGCGCTTAATGTCATAATACCTACCTCCTCTTAATCAAAAGGTATTTCTCCCTGCTCCACATTCAGGAATCCATCATCTGATTTATTCCAGCCATAGATTTTGTTTTCAGCAGGGGAATTTTTCAACCGCTTAGTTTCTGGTTCGTAATGCAGGGGAACGAAATAATCCATTGTTCCGCCATCACGATCCTTTGCGATTTCAATAACGTTGGTGGATTCAAACAAGGGGTTGTTATCATTCCAGCCAAACATCTGCTTACCAAGTCTTTTAAAGTCATTGTTAACCCTGTGAACTATTAGGGCATTATCAACTGCATTCCCTAGATCTGCGGTACCAGAAATATCATCAAGTCGAAGAAATCCCATTGCTTTTCTGGGGTGCGCTATAAATAGCACATGGGCATTGTGTTTTTTAGCAATCCGCTGCATATCCAGAATAAATGCTGTCTGTGCTTCAAATTTGTTATCCGATAGGCAAAGGATATTGAACGCCATCAAGTTATCCAAAATCAGCAAGTCCAGTTTCTTTTCCACGATAGCTTTTTCAAACTGTTCTGCCACCGCCCGGTAATCATTGCCGTAATCGTTGTTATACAGGAAGAAATGTTGCCCCAGCCAATCCGCGATCTGCTCTTTATATTTCCGTGATACATTGTAATATCCCTCGAACTGTGTAGGCTCCGTATATCCTCTACCGGCTGCCTGCAGATCCATCCATCTCATGAAATTCTTTGGAGCCAATTCCCCTGAAAAGATTCCCACATTATTTCCGGATTCTACTGCATCCAATGTCATTTCGGAAATAACACTTGACTTTCCGGAAGCTCTTAAGCCAGACATAACAGTTACATATCCCTTTTTTAGCCCCCTCAGTTTCTTGTCAATATCAGCAATACCACTTTTTACAAAACGCTCCTCAGGAACCATGAGATCCAGTATGTTCCTCGCAGTAAAGAATACCGGGTTCCCTTGGACTGGAACTATACTTTGAATTGGTCGCTGCTGAACCGGCTGCCGGGAATATATCTTCCGCTCATACTCCTGTTGCCGCTTTTCATAGGCGTCAGGCTCAAATAGCTTTCTAACGTCCTGCCATGTTTTGTCTGAGCAGGAATTATGGAAACAGTGAAATCCTATGGCGCCTGACCGAGTCTGAAAGATACAGGCATCTTTGCCTTTGTGATTGCTGTCAAAAGGACATTCGTCCAGAATGTATTTAATCCCGTCACTATAGCTGCCTTTTCTGTACCGGATATTATACCGTTGCAGCCAATCTTCCAGATCGAATTCTTTTGGATTATAGTTGTTATATTTCTGCGGTTTCTCCTCTTTTTCAGGTATCATAGCAACTAACTTTTCCAGATAAATTCTATCCGTTGGCTCCCTGCTGCCCTCTGAAAGCAAATGGCTGAGCCTATGAGGATTCTGTTCCGTATTGCTGCCTTTTCGAGCCATGGTCCCATATAACTTACAAATCCGAGAGGGATTGAAATTGGTGGTATCAATCTTTAATTCATCATCACTGAAGAACATATCCAGCGCGGTCAAGCAAGCTTTGACCAGCTTCTTGTTATCATCGTTATTAGCAATCTGTATCCGATATAGTAGATGGATACCGTTACCGCTCAATGCCGTTACCGGATCATTAAATCCAAGATTCTTCATGAATACATAAATCCGATTGCCACGTTCTTTTGCTTTCTGTAGCTGTTCTTCAGAACTGGAAACGCCGGCC